GAATCATCAACAGAATCAGTAATACGCAAAGCAGCCTTCACATCAGCCAGTGTCGCGTAACCATTTGTAATAGCCAAAATAAACTCCTAAAAACCCTAAACCTATTGTACCGCTAATCCCACGAGTTCAAACGTCTACGCGCTAACATCCACGCACCATCAGACAAATCCTGCTCACGCCGCTTCATATTAAAATACGATTCATTCAACACATAAGTGTTGCTATTCTTTTGCGCAAAATCAGGATGAAACACCGTTCCCTGACCAACATGCAAATGTTCAATATCTGCACGATCAACAGGATAGCCCAACATTTCACAACGCCACTCATACTCATCATCCTCAAAATTACCTGGATGAATAGCCTCATCAAACAAACCAACATTACCAATCAGTTCTTCACCGATAACAAAGAACTGCCAGAACGGGTCTACATCAGAAGTTACTAGCCGGTGAGGGTGAGAGGCGTTATGCCAGTCTTCTAACGCGCCACGCCCAAACACAGTGTCATCCGATGCGATAAACCAGCGGTCATCAAACGGGAAAGACTTTATACCAAGATTCCATGAAGAAGACACACCAAGATTAGAAGGCATATTTAAAACAGTTACCCGTTGTACAACATCCGGTACAACCAAACCCTCAAGACTGCCACCATTATCTATAACAAGTAAATGTTTAATAGGATAATCAAAAGAATCCACAAGCCTTTGCAGAAGGTCATAACGGTTCAAAGTAGGAACAATAAGATTAGGCAACATCAGGTCTACCCCTAAACCAAAACTCTGGGCCATCAAGAATAGCCACAGGAACACCCAACAAGTCACGCTCAGTCATAGGCGTACCATTCTCCACAGCCTTACCGTTTACCCAACAGTCAGCAACCCAATCATTCATGTTCTCGCGCACAAGTTCTTGGTGTGAAAAGTTACGCCACTTAGCCTGTAAATCCTCAAGGCTTAGAAAAGAAGATAAATGCCAGCCACCCTCAATCATCGGCAACGCATGACGGTTTCTAATCATGTCAATTACATCATTATCTTTCATCAAACCCCACGGCCCAGAAAGACTACCCCACTCATTTTGTTGAAACCATCTAGCAGACATTTGAAACTTCGACATGAACCACACAGATAACTGATCAGTCAACTTAGTGGTGTCAATAAACTCGTCAACATCACACACTGTAACAATCGCATCATCAGGAATACCGATACGTTTAAGATAGTCAAACGCTTCACGCCGGTACGCATACTCATTAACCCACGGATCAGCGTCAGTACCGCCACTAATAGGCACATAGATAGCTGACTCATTCAACAGCGAACCGATACCTACACGCTGTTTAGGTAAACCTGTAAAAGACCTGTCAGACTCGTAAACAATAGTGAGGTCTGCACGCATATGTTTTACACGAGCCTTCAACATTTCAGACTCGCCACTAAAAGACACTAAATCAACTAGCAAAATATTCCCTCAACAGCGGCATCCAATACCAGTTCCACACAGTCTCAACATCAAACTGACGGGCAAAATCAATAGAAGCCTGGCTCTTACCACGAGGGGCTTCATAGGCAAGCTCAAGCGCATTCACAATCGAACCAATGTTAGGTATGTTGTAGAACGCCTGTTGAGGTTCATCCCAGAACGGTTGCCCATCTACAAGCCACGAGTCATCACCTGCAAGGTCTTGAGTAGCAGCCCAGTTAGAAGTAATAACCGGAGTGCCACAAGCCTGAGCCTCAACAACAGGCACACCAAAGCCTTCTCCATAGCTAACCTGCAACATCACATCAGAAGCCGTATACACACCAGCAAGAAACTCATCAGGATAACCAGTCCGGTTTACGTCAGTATTCAGAATACGCACAAACTCATCATTCAACCCACACGCCTTCAAAAGATTAGGAATATTGAAACCGCCAAAAGCATTAGAAGGCTCAGAATGAATATACAAATAAGCGTCAGGGTGAGACTGCCTAAAAATACTAAAAGCCATGAACATCTCTGCCAAGCTTTTTCTATGCACAAGGCCATTAGCCTTATTGGCCGATACGGTTGACACCAAGAACGCATCCTCAGGAACATCCAAGTATTGCCTAGTAGGAACACCAAACACTTCAGCAGTAGGCTTCATAACCTTAGTGTCAATCGCGTGGGGAATATACACCGATTCAACACCAGCAGCCTCAAGCTGTCTCTGACCGTGAGGACTCATAGTGATAGGAGTCACGTTAGGCTTCAAAAGAAACTTCAACACCTTAGGCGGCAGGGTCACGTGATCAAGTGGAGTCCACGCAAAAATCTGACCGTCAAACTGCATATCATTGTAAACCCACTGGTCATACAACGTAACAACAGCATCCTTAATATCAGGATGTTTAGCCTTATGATCAGAATGCCACACAGGAATAACATCATCACTGTAAGGCTTAAAGCCTCTAGGGTAATGCGTTATCTTTCCGTAAGGTGTTTTAATCTCATCAATACGACCCTCAAGCCCATAGTTAGACAAGTTAGCAACCTTCAAACCATGCTTCACCATACGGTCAATCAAAAGTTTTGTCTGCACCCCATAACCTGTCGGGGCATCGTAAGAGTTTGATGCTACTGATACAACACCGCGTAATTTCTCAACAGCCATCATTTCCCTTTCATAGGTTGCTACTATTCTACAACTAATGCTAAATTAGTTCACACTTGCTTCATTATCCGGATGGGGCAGACGAAACCACAGCCCCTGAGTATAGTCGAGTTATATTCAGGGGCATTTCATTTAACTAGAACAGCCCCCCTAGTGAACCTACACACTAGAGGGGCTGAATCTATATAAACGTTATTAGGCGTTTACGAGGTACTTAACGTGTGCTGCGTGGGTTAGACCACCGTCAACACGGTAAGTGAAACGGTATCCAACAGTGTCGCTTGCGAAGTAAGCGTCAGAGGATACAGCAACGTTTAGACCGGTTGTAGCGATCTTGAACGATGGCAAGTGACCGAACAGAACAGGCTTAGCAGCAGAACCAATATCAGCCAGTGCAGGGTTTTCGTAGATTGGGAAACCTGCGAAAATGTCTGGCGAACCGATTTGAGGCTGGTACAAGAATGTTCCATCACCATCTTTGAGCTTGCGGATAGCAGCCAAAGTCTTGGTGTTAGCCATGAATCCGACACCAGGAAGACGACGAGCTGCGCCATCTAGACTGTAGACGAGATCCAAAAGTTGGTCAGCGGTGATAGTGGTTGTGCCACCAACAACACCAGAACCAGCAGCAGTAACCAGCTTGGTGGTCATTGCAGCATTCACTCCGTAACCAATCGCATTTCCGGCTTGTTCCGCCAAAGTGGCCTCTACGTCAAATCCTCCATCTGAGAGTAGCTCTGAAGCCACAGGAATGATGAAGGCCTGTTTCGTTGGCTGCAACAGGATAGAGCTGAAAGTAGGCTCAGACTCAGGAATTGCAGAACCAGCAGAAACAGCAGTAGAAGCACTGTAAGCGGTCAATACAGGAATACGAAGGTCTTCACCGGAAGTACGGTTGATAACCTCAGAGGTTTCGAGCATTGGGCCAACAAGTCTGGCTTGTAAGTAGACTCTATCCAAGAAGCTGACTGGCACGGTGTTAACAGAAGGAACGAGAGTTGCACGAGATTCAAAACCGAAGTTGTGATCACGGACTTCACCACGAGCCATTGAACGGAAGATGTCAGCAGTGCTGCGTTCTTCCATTGCAGGAACGAAACCAGCGGCAGCAACAGCAGCCTCAGACTTGCGTTCTTCGTTACGAGTAGCGATTTCGATTGCTTCGTCAGCGCGGCGAATGTCAGCCTCGATGCGGTCAATCTTTTCTGAATCTTCAGCAGTTAATCCACGGCCTTCAAGTTCAGCTTCATCAATGATTGAGTGAACCTGAGAAATAAGGTTAGCGCGAACTTCCTGCTGTGACTTGATGAAAGACATCATATCTCCAATTTAGGAAGGTGCAGATTGGTGGATGACACGCAAATCTACTGTGAACAATTATGGTGGTGAATAACACGCAACCATAAATAGTATACCGTATACACAATTTGTTTGTGGAAAAAGGAAACCCCTGAGTCATCGTCAGGGGAATCCAAGCCGCACACCAGCGGAATTAAAAGTCTAGCAGTTCCAGCCTTTTCTTTTTCAAAGCCAGTAGACCCAAATCACCAACAACAGTATCCTCAATCTCTGCATCAAACGTTACAGAAGGTGACACCTTATTAATAACATTGTTCAGTAGATCGCGTGAAGACTCATCTAAATCTTGACCAGACTCAAGCTTAATCAGCGCGGCCTCAAGTTCAGCCATATCTACCTCTGCACGTTTAGCCAACTTCTCAACGCTTCGCACGTTAGTTGTACCG